CAAAGGGTCCACGGCGATACTGGATGCCGTCGGATACCGAGAAGCGGGTCATCTTCCTCGATGACAATCGAACGACCTACTGGGCGCACAATTTCAAGCACAACAATTCCTGGCGAAATTGGGAGCCCTGCAAGAAGCGCAACCGGATGGCTGATGACTGTGCTGTCTGTGATCGCTACCCCGACCGCAAGCCCAGTTTTATCGGAATGCTCACGGTCATCAATATGACCCCCTGGGAGTCGAAGCAGGAGCGCGAGTTCTGCTACGGTCGCGAGCTATTCGTTCCCAAGTTGGGTGGCAAAGAAAAGCCCGGAATCCTCAAAAAGCTTGAGCGGCTGAAGAAGCAGCATGGCGGGCTTACTGGTTGTGTTTTCGACATCTATCGCTCTGGCGGAAAGACCGAGAGCGTGGGTGACGAGTTCACCCTGGTTGAGAAGATCGCACCGAAAGATATCGAAGCATTCGGTAAGCGTCACCTCAAGGAATGGGTCGAGCGCATCAATGAGCAGATCGACGACCCCGAGAAGTACCTCACACTCGACAAGTTGTGGGAGCGAGCCCCCTGGGAGCCCTATGACTACAGCGAGATCCTGGAGGTGCGCTCGAATGAGGAATTGCAGGCCATGTTTGGGTCTGCTGCGCCCGAAGGCGACGATGACGGTGGGTCAGCTAAGGCCGACGCCGAAACCCCTTACTGATTTCAAGACTTCTCTTTCGTCCTGACTGGATTGGTGTGCCCCCTCGTACTGATCCGTCGGGGCGGGGGGATTGGAGCTGTCATGCGCCCGCGCGTTTCAGGAATGGTTTGGCTGTCGAAGCGAGAGGTCGATCCGCAGCTCATTATTCACCTGCGCAAAGAGCTGACGGTTATTCCACGTAAGGCCAAGGGTTATGACGATATAAAATCTGAACCAGTACGGTGTTACAAGGAGACCCCCTTCGAGTTCGGAGTGCCCAGAGCCTTCTGGTTTCAGACCTCCAACAAGCCCTACGAGTATGATTGGGACGTCTCGTTTGGCAGCGAGTGGGACGAGCGCCCTGAGTGTATCCTGACGCAGGAGGGGCCATACGCGGAACAGGCTGACGTCATCGATCTGTTCGCTGATCGTTTTCATCAATGCGGACCTGATGTCCCCAGTGAAGAGAAGCCCTCCGACAGGCGCACCGGCTTGTTGATGGGAGGCATCTTCGAGGCGGACACTGGGTTCGGCAAGACGGACACCACGATTGGGCTTGTCGACCGGCTTCAGCGCACCACCCTGGTCATTGTTCATAAGGAGTTCTTGCAGAGTCAGTGGGTGGAACGGGCTGAGAAGTGGCTTCCTGGGGTGAAGATCGGCATCGTCCAGGAGAACAAATGCGACTTCGAGGGCAAGCATATCGTCGTCGCCATGGCTCAAAGCCTTGCTCTGGACACTGGTGATCGCTATCCACAGGAGCTTTACGATTGGCCGGCATTGGTTGTGACGGATGAGGTTCACAGAATTGGCGCTCCAACGTGGAGTCCTATTTTGCCGAAGTTCTCATCGGCATGGAGGCTGGGCCTGACAGCGACCCCCAGGCGGCATGATGGAGCGGATAAGGTGTTCTGGTGGAGCCTTGGCAAGATTGTCTGTAAGGCCAAGACCGAGACCCCGAAGCCCAACGTCCGCATGATCAAAGTCAGGCAGGACAGTCTTCCCCCGGTAATGAAACGGGACAATGTGAAGGCTCCAATCGTCATCAATATCTTGGTCAAGCTCAGGAAGCGAAACCGAGTGGCGGTGCAGGAGATGGTCAAGGCCCTGAAGGCGCCGGCTCAGCGGAAGCTTTTTGTCCTATCGGAACGGCTCGATCACCTTCGCAAAATGGAAGAGGCATTGCAGGCTGCATGGAAGGAGGAGTTCGCGGCTGGAGAGGTAAAGGATGAGGTGCTGACGACTGGATTCTATGTGGGTGAGTGGTTCACGGGCGTGACTAAGCCAAAGCTCGCTTCGAGGTCGTGGCCTATGAAGGATGGTGGCCGAGAGAAGGCCATCGACACCATCTACCGCAGCCTGTCCAGGCGGTGGAAACCAGTTGAGGCACTGGGTGACCTCAAGCCGATGATTTCGGTCTCAAAGGAGGACATGAGCAAGGGACATCACGTCTTCATGGAATGGGGTGACTACGCTGCAATCACTGGCATCGTGACGGACGCTGATGAGGACAATGAGTGGGTCCTCGTCAAGCTGGAAGACCTGGAGGACGTGCAACTTTACGATTTGGCCAAGATGTTCGACATTTCGCAGAAGAAGACCGAGAAGAAGAAGCGCCAGACCAAGGTGGAGCTTCACGAGGCCGAGCGTGCCCGAGTTGTTTTCGCCACCTACCAGATGTGCGCCGAGGGTGTCGACATCCCAGCTATTGACACTGAGTTTTTGATCAGCCCCGTCTCAGATGTGCAGCAAGCCAATGGTCGAATCCGTCGATACTGTCTGCCGAAGAAGGAAAAATGTGAGCACTATTGCCCGTGGAGAGTGGGTGAGTGCAAGGAAAAGCCACACCCTATTGTGTGTGACATCGTAGACATTGGAGTGCCCCTGGCCTCGAAAAGGGAGCGATATCGTCGAGATTATTATGCAACGCTGGGGACGGTGGTAGCAGGGTGAGTCTTGACAATGCCATTCCAGGTGTTAGTTTGTGGGTAGGAGGGTGCAGAGATGGCAGAACGAGCACCGAGTCCACGCAAGGAATATTACAGCGATTGGTACCAGGCCAACAGACGTCGCATAAGCGACAAACGAAAGGCCGCGTATCAGGGAGATCCGGAATACAAGGAGAAGGTGCTCTCGCAGTCAGCAGAGCATCGAGAGCGGCAACGCTCAGCTCCAAGGGTCAAGGTGCCGAGGCACCAGGTTCCGAAGAGGTACAAGACCGGAGATGGTGGCGAGGTTGTGCTATTCAGCATCGGTTTCTTCGCTATGTTCATCTCCAGGTCTGTCCAGTCCATCAACGATTGGGAGAAGGAAGACGAGAAGAGAGGGTCTATTCTTCCGCGCACGCCATATATCCAAGGGTCAAGGAAGTTTCGTTTCTACACCCAGGCGATGATGGAAGCGGTCAAAGAGATGGTGGGGACCAAGAGACGTCTTTACCCAGTCGATCCCGAGATGTTCACGAAGATCGAAGCGGCATGGCTGGAGTCTGGTGTTCCGGTCAAGTGCGAGGATGGCATGGAGGCGGCCTTGAAGCAGACAAAATCTGCCAAATAGTTGCTAAAACCGCCGTCAATTTAGTTGACAACCCAATCTCAGTGCTTAGAATTGGACAACGGAGGAAAAGATGGCGGAAGAAGCGGCAATAGCTTTCATCGACGGACGGTTCCTGCACAAGGGCAAGGAGTACGACTCCAAGGCGGCTGAGGAGATCGTTGCTGTCCATAACTTCGAAGGTCCAGTGGCGCGTATCAGGCGTGGATATGGACTTACCATGAACCTGACCAACTACGAGTCTGCCAGGTTCGATGTCATCCTGGAGCTGCCATGCTACGTCGAGGACATCGATAAGGCAGATGAGTTTGCCAAGCGGTGGGTCGAGCAGCGATGTGAGGCCGAGGTGGCTGAGGTTCGCGCGCCCAACGGTGGTGGCGCTTCAAAGCCTGGGTATTGACATGGCTGAAAAGAGCGGCCTGGCAGTAGCCAAAGCAGCCCTGTTGAAGCTGTATGGGGAGAAGGTGATGGGCTCTGGTGATGTCATTGCAACCCGTGACGTGCGTATCTCGTCCGGCTCCCTCGCGTTGGATATGGCTCTGGGCGGCTCGCTTGAAGGCGGATTCGGCATGGTCACCGGCAGACCGCACGCATTCTGGGGTGACAAGTCTGGCGGCAAGAGCACCACGTCAATGCGTGTGGCTGGCATTTTTCAGGGACGTTGTCGCAACTGCTGGCGACCGGCGAAGAATGTTGAGGCGGTCCCACCGACCGAGGTCGAGCTAAAGACTGACCCCGAGGCTCGTTGGTCTGCAACCGGGGAATGTGATTGCTACGCCAAAGGGCTCATGGACCATGATTGGGCACCGGCACCGAAGGAGACAGGCGAGAAGGCCAAGGCATATGCAGAGCGCGTAGCTTCCGAGAAGGAAGCGTTCAAGACAAATTCCTATGAGGAGCCTGTGGTCGTGTGGATTGACGCAGAGGATGCCTTCGAGAAGCGGTACTTCTCCAATTTCGGTGACCCCAGGCGGCTGATGCTCGTCAAGCCCCAGGTCGGTGAAGACGCCGTTGACATCGCCCACGTCTTTGGTGCGAGTGGATGCGTCGACCTCATGGTGCTCGACTCCCTCGCTCATTTTGCTCCAAAGGACGAGGTGGAGACTACTGCTCACGATTGGCAGCAAGGGCTCCAGGCTCGCATCGTGAACAAGGGCGTGAGGAAGTGGATCTCCACGGCTCACAAGGCCCATCAGGGTGGCAGGCGGCTCACCCAGATATGGATCAATCAGGTTCGCATGAAGATTGGCGTGCAGTTCGGCGATCCTTCGGTCAAGCCGTCTGGTTTGGGCCAGGACTTTGGCGCTCACATCGAGATCCGATTCCGGGGCTCGAAGGGAGACTTCATGGTCGAGCAATATGGTGATGCGAAGAAGGGCGAGATCGTCAAGACGATGGTCGGGGAGACATTCCAATTCGAGGTCGTCAAAAATCGGAGCTGCGCCACCAAGGGGCGAAAGGGCTTCTACGAGCAGGCCATTGACGGAACCGTCATCGAGGACGAATACATCTACAAGATGGCTATGAAATTCCTCGTAAAAGAGGACAAGAAAGCCAAGGCCGATGAGAAGTACGTCATGGGTGATCGGAAATTCCGCACCCAGAAGGCCGTCTTCGAGGCTATTCGAGATGATCCCGAGGTGCGTGAGGTCGTCAGAAATGCCTTGCTCGCTAGATTCGTTCCGGGGGCGTGATGTCATTGCCTCGATTCATAGAGGATGTAGTCAGCGGAAAGGCTGCCAGGGACCGTAAGCCGAAGAAGCATGAGAGGGATACGGCGAAGGCCCTTAGAGGGCGCATACAGCCAGGGAGTGGGTCCAAAGATGGATTCAAGGGTGACGTCAGGGACGTTGGTACTCCATTCAACCAATTTCTGATAGAGTGTAAGCGCACTGAGGACCAGTCTCTTAGAATACAAGCCAGGTGGCTGAATAAAATCACCACCGAGGCAGGGATCGATAGGGAGCCCGCTCTCGCGATCCAGTTCGAGACCAACGTGCTTCGCAAGCTGACCGAGGTAGGTCAGATTACTGCCGAGGCCGATTGGGTGGCTATTCCTCGAAGTGTGTTCAGGCGTCTGCTCGATATTGCGGCAGCGGAGGAGGAGTAGTGGGTCTCGGGAGCCTAATACAGAGCGGACGCCAGAGGCCCACCCAGAAGGCTTCTGTGGCGGGGGCTGAGCGGCCTAACCTATTCTTGCAACCACGCATCATGGAGGCCTTGGTGAGCACCAGGGAGGTCTACGTCAAG